CACGCCGGCTCGCTTGGCGCAGGCGTTTGGGATTGTCGCCGCGGCTGCTGGCTGGCTTATCGGCCAGCGCGTGCCGGTGTTCTCGCCGATCGCACACTCGCACGCCATTGCCGAGGCGTGCAGCCTCGACCCGCTGTCACTTGACGTTTGGCTGCCGGTCGACGAACCGTTTATGACCGCGGCCACCGGGCTGCTGGTACTGGAGCTGCCGGGTTGGCGGCATTCTGCAGGAGTGAAGGCTGAAATGACGCACTTCCAGATGGAGGGAAAGCCCGCCTGGCTGCTGCCCTGGCCGTCGAACTGCGGCGGCCGCTGATGCCGAGCATTCTGAGGAGCCAGGAGTGGCCGGAGTTTGATCCCGACGGCAGCGGCTATGACGATCGGACTGCGCGTGCCGCAGGCATGACGCCGCACGCTAGCCCCGGGCCAAACAAGGGCCATATGGGCAGCGTTGTCCACTCGACGGCGGGAGAGCGCGCGCGTCTGGGCCTGCCGATGGATAGTTATTTAATCCTCAAGGGCCGTAAGCACAGGAGCTTCCCCGAACACGTCGCTGGAGAGGCGGCTCGTGGATATCGCGTGATCAAGCGCGGCGGTCGATACTGGTCAGTGCGCTATGGGCTGTCCGGTGGTGGCCCTGCCGAGTTGTATCGCTAGTGTGGCTCGGGGCGTTCCGCTGATGCATTACCACGCCTATTCGGTGCCGGAAGACGACGGCGTCACGCTCTACGTCCAGCTCAAGGGCTTTGCCACGGCGGCCGCAGCAGCGGACTTCCTGCGTGAGCTGATGGAGCCGTTCGAGGACGACGCGGACGACGCTGACGGCGGGGTCGCGCATTGACCACAAAGATCGAGATCGACTATATGCCGCGGCCCTTGCAGGCCAAGCTGCACCAGATGCTCGACAAGAATAGGTTTAATGTCCTGGTCTGCCACCGTCGGTTCGGCAAGACGGTCTGCGCAGTCAACCACCTGATCAAGCGCGCCATCGAGGAGACCAAGCCCAGCCCGCGGCTACACTACATCAGTCCGACCTACCGCCAGAGCAAGCTAGTGACGTGGGACTATCTGCGCTCGTTCACCAGCGCCATCCCCGGCACGAAGTACCACGAAACGGAACTGAGGTGCGATCTGCCCAACGGCGCGCGGATTACGCTGCTGGGATCGGAAAACCTTGCCGGCCTGCGCGGCATTTACAGCGACTTTTGCGTCATCGACGAGGTGGCCAACTGCCCAGAAAGCCTGTTTCCAGAGATAATCAGGCCAAGTTTGAGCGACCGCAAGGGCGGCGCGTGCTTTATCGGCACGCCACAGGGCCACAACTATTTTCACGACCTTTGGGAGGCCGCTGCCAGCACCAAGGGCTGGGCGCGGGCAATGTACAAGGCTAGCGAGACCGGCATTGTCGACGACGACGAGCTGGAGGCGGCCCGCGCGACCATGACCGCCGATCAGTACAACCAGGAATTTGAATGCTCCTGGGTGGCGAACGTACCCGGCTCGGTGTTTGGCAAGGAGCTGCAGGACGCCGACGACGCCGGGCGGATCACGACCGTTCCATGCCTCGAAGACCACCGCGTCGATACCTATTGGGACTTGGGCATGCACGACTACACCGCGATCTGGTTCGTGCAGAACGTCGGCCGCGGCACCGTGCATATTGTCGACTTCTACCAGAACCAGGGCGAAGGGCTGCCGCACTACGCCCGCGTCCTCGACGAAAAGGGCTATCTCTACGGCAGCCACTACGGGCCGCACGACCTGGAGGTGCGCGAGCTTGGCACCGGCAAGAGCCGGCGTGAGGCGGCGCACAATCTCGGCCTGACCTTCCGCGTCGTGCCGCGCCTGCCGGTCGAGGACGGCATCCACGCCGCGCGGCTGCTGATTCCGCGCTGCTACTTCGATCGCGACAATTGCCGCGAGGGCTTGGAAGCCCTGCGCCACTATCACCGCAAATACAATGAGCATACGAGGAAATTTCGCGACCAGCCGGTCCACGATTGGTCAAGCCACGCCGCCGATGCGTTTCGCACCGCCGCGGTCGGCCTTGAAGGCACACGCATGAGCACCGGCCGTGCGCCGCAACGTGACGCCGAGATGGCGTACAACCCCTACGAATATGGAGCCGCATGATGGGTTTCTTTTCTGCACCGAGTCCGCCACCGCCACCGCCTGTGCCGCCGGTCCCGCCTGATCCGCCGATCAAGCCGAAGGACACTAAGGCCACCGAGCGCGTCGAGCGCACGCGGCGCAACAAGCGTGGCTTGCGTCAGGCCAACGTCACGGGTGGCCTGCTGACCACGGCGCCGACAACCAAGAAAACCTTGCTGGGCCAATAAATTGGACGATCCCCGCGCATCGGCGCTGCTGAAACGATACACCACGCTGCAGTCGCAGCGCAGTCACTGGGAATCGCACTGGCAGGAAATCGGCGACTACATCTGCCCGCGCAAGGCGGATATCACGAAGAAGCGTTCGGGCGGCGCCAAGCGCACCGAGCTGCTGTTCGACGGCACGGCGATTCACGCCGCCGAGCTGATGTCGGCCAGCCTGCACGGTATGTTGACCAACGCCGCTACACCGTGGTTTGACCTGCGCTACGAAAACAACGAGCTGAACGGTGACGACGAGGCCAAGGAGTGGCTGGAGGGCGCCACCGACGTCATGTACCAGCACCTGGCGCGGTCGAACTTCCAGGAGCAGATTCACGAGTTATATTCTGACCTCGTGACGTTCGGCACCGCGGTCATGTTCATCGAGAATGACGAGAACGACGGTTTCCGCTTCAGCACCCGGCACATTGCCGAGTGCTTCGTCTCGGAGAACGAGCAGGGGCGTGTCGATACGGTCTTCCGCAAGTACAAGACCACGGCACGCGCCGCCGTGCAGCAATTCGGGAAGGCAAAGGTCACACAGCGCATAGAGAAATTGGAAACTGATGACCCTTACGCCGAAATCGAACTGCTGCACATTGTCATGCCGCGCGAGGATCGCGATCGGCGCAAGAAGAACACGCGGAACAAACCGTTTGCCAGCCTACACATTGACCCCGACGAGAAGGCGGTGCTCGGCGAGAGTGGGTACGACGAGTTCCCCTATTGCGTGCCGCGGTTTCTGAAAGCCTCGTTCGAGATCGGCTACGGGCGGTCGCCGGCAATGACGGCGCTGCCTGACACGAAAATGGTCAACAAAATGTCCGAGGTGGTCATTCGCGCGGCGCAGTTACAGATTCACCCGCCGCTGATGGTGCCTGACGACGGCTTTATGCTGCCGGTGCGTACCACGCCGGGCGGTCTGAACTTCTACCGCTCGGGAACGCGCGACCGCATCGAACCGCTGAACATCGGCGCCAACAACCCGCTCGGCGAGGTGCAGCTCGAACAGAGACGCACGGCTATCCGCGCCGCGTTCTACGTCGACCAGTTGATCCTGGGCCAGGGGCCGCAGATGACGGCGACGGAAGTCATCCAGCGCACCGAGGAAAAGATGCGGCTGCTCGGCCCGGTTCTCGGACGCCTCCAGGCCGAGCTGCTTCAGCCGCTCATCGGCCGTTGTTTCGCCATCCTGGCCAGGCAGAAGGCGTTTGCCGCCGCGCCGGCCATGCTGAGCGAGGGCAACATCGACATCGAGTACGTCAGCCCGCTGGCGAAGGCGCAGCGCACCGGCGACGTGCAGGGAATACTGCAAATGATCGAGTTCCTGATGCCGCTGATGCAGCTCGACCAGGGCGTGGCCGACTACCTCGACACCGACGGCCTTGCCAAGCATATCATCAAGGTAACCGGCACGCCGGCAGTGGTGGTGCGCGGCGATGGCGAGGTGGCCGGCATCCGCGCCAACCGGGCGCAGGCCATGCAGGCCGAGGCCGAAATGGCGGCTGCACAGCAGATGGCGAGCGCGGCAGGCGACGCTGCGCCAGCACTGCGCGCGGTTGACGAGACCGAGCTGGGTCAGCAGATCGTTGAGGGTGTCGCATGACGCTAATAAAAAACAGGAGATATGCAAATGGCTGACAAAAAAACAGTAGTCCGCAAGGGCGAGCTTTCGCTGTTGCGCCGGTTTATGAAGAAACTTGACCCCGGCTCTGCGGTCAGGGAGGGCGAGCTTTCCGCGCCCGATCGAGCTACGTTGCGCCGGCTTATGAAGAAACTTGACCCCGGCTCAGTAGTCCGCGCGGGCGAATGATAAGCCTATACGAGCGCATTAGACGAGGCGCCGCATGACGCCGAAGGAACTGCGCCAGACCTACCGCGCGGTGCTGATGAGCGAGGACGGCGAGAAGGTGATCGAAGACCTGAGCGCCCGATTCGGGCTTTACACGTCCAGCTTCACGCCGAACTCGGACGAGACGGCTTTCCGAGAAGGCCAGCGCGATGTCGTGCTGTTTCTTCTCTCGATGACCAAGGATCAGAAACCAAAGGAGTGATAAAATATGTCTGACGAACAGGTAGCGGAAGCTCCGGCAGACGCCGGGGAAGCACCGTCTGGAGACACAGACTGGCGGGCAGAACTGTCGCCGGAACTTTCAACCGACCCATCGTTGCAGCATATCGGCAGCGTCGAGGCGATGGCGAAAAGCTACATCACCGCCCAGAAGATGGTCGGCGCCGAAAAGCTGGCGATCCCCGGCACCTGGGCCACGGACGAAGACTGGGACTTGGTCTACAACAAGCTGGGCCGGCCTGCCGCTGCCGGCGACTACGATCTGGGCGAGGCCGAGGGCGAGCTAACGGACTGGTTCCGCGATGCGGCGCATAAATCCGGCTTGTCGGACAAGCAGGCCGCGGCCCTCGCGACGGCATACGACGAGTTCGCCAACCAAGCCGGCGTCATGTCCGAAGAGGCGATGAAAACCGCTCGCGCCGAGGTCGAGACCGAGCTGCGCAAGGAGTATGGCGGCGATTTCGACAACAAGATGGCT